GGTAGATGAAAGTGTATCTATTACGTTGAGCTTGCTTTATGGAAGTGAAGAACACAGAACAATGGAAAGATTGCACAAACTTTGGAAAGCGAATAAAGGACCGTTTCCAATGTTTATGGTAATAACTGATACAAATACAAATGAAACTTATATATATAATGGTGTTTCATTTAAGAAAAAAGCTGCATTAAAATATGCAAACGAAAGTGGAACTGAAGCTAGAGCGTGGGAGTTTGAAGCAGAAAGCAGAGAACTTGTGATATAGGAGGATTATTTAATAAAAGAAATAAAACCAAAGGGACAATGGCAATTGAATAATGACTGTGAAAACTAAAATATTTGTTTTTTAAGTTTGGGATAGTGGTATAATTAAAATTATCTTTTAAGTTCTCTTAGAAATAGTGTATAATATAGTAAATTATTTTTAAGGAGGAATTAAAATGATAATATTATTAATTATCGCACTTATTTTTGTATGGTTTTTTAACAAAAAACTAAAAGGGATAATAGAAACAAAACAGGAATACAACGTTGACGAAAGATTTATTGTAAAAAACAGATTTAGCAGATGGTACGCACGTTTCTATGGTGTAGATTGGAGAGCAGATAGACTAAATAACATAATAAATTTTTTTGATAGTTCAAATCGAAAAATCTTTAAAGAAAGTATGCAATATTTAGTGTTGTATGAAAACAAAAGTATATTAATATATACTTATTCAACATTTTGGAAATATATAAAAGCAGAAGATATTGAAGATATTAGAATTGAAAAAGATGGAAAAACCACTTCACTTTCTGGAGCGATTGGCGGATATTTGGTAGCTGGCGGAATAGGAGCGTTGATAGGTTCGGTTAAAAATGCGAAAATGACAATCCATATAATAACAAAAGGATTTGATGCAACCAATTATTCTATCGAGATAAAAGATTTTAAAAATATGGTTGAAATTTCTAATTTATTATTTCAATTGTACAAAGTTGAATAAAAAAATGGATGCAAAAAGGAAGATTATTCGTTCATAATTTGTTAGAAACATTAGGAATAAAAGCAAATATGGATAAAGAAAAAGAAGGAGCATAAGATTAAAAAGAAAATCACAGTCATTAATTTGATTGTGATTTTTTTGTTACAAAAATAAAATTAAAATATACAAGGAGATAAAAATGGATTTAGAGAGAAAATACACTGAAGCAGAAAAAGAAGCTATTAATATGTCAAGAGAAATGGCAGGATTAGGGCCATTAAAGCAAGAAGAAAAGGCAACTGAAACAGCAAATGATACAGAATTTGAATCTGTTGAGGCTCAAATGGTTGCTGAAACAGTTGAAGATATAAAGCAAAGAAGAAACGAAAACGAAAGAAGAAGGATAAAACAGCAAGGAGGATTAAGACCAAAACAGATATTTAAATATACTTTGATTGACTGGGACAGAAAACCAAAGGATGTGATTTGCACATATCCTACCACAAAGCAAGCGTCAAAATATTCAAAAATGGATTTTGATCCAGTAACTGGAAAAGGAGTACTTGATTTCGGTGATATAGTTGATTGTTTTTATAATGATGACTTGTTACCACGATTCAACATCGAAGATTTTCCATCGAGCGAAATCATTGGATTAGGTGTATTTTTATCGGAAGTGGTAAGAAATCCCTTCCTTAAATAGGAATCCAGCATTTTTTCATGAAGGGAAAATATATTTTAATAAAGATGAAATGTTAAAAGATATAACCGAAATTGAAAATTTAGCATTTCAATTGGAAATAAATGACAATTTTAAAAGTTTTAATTCTTTTGTTTTTTTAAAAAAATATAACGAAAATAAAATCTCTGAAAAAGAGTTCGAAACTTTTTTGAAAATGTGCTTTTATGATACAGAAATTCAAAAAGCAAAAGAAAGAGAACGAAAAAAGATTAAGAAAGGAAGATAAATGGCTAGTGGAGTAGGAGTTACTTATGAATTAGAGTTTGTTATTAAAGATAAAAATGCAAAGCAATGGATACAATCAATGCAAAAAGAAGCTGAAAAACTAGCTAAAACATTAGATAAGGTTAGTTTAAATAATTTTAATAAGCAGATACAACATATGCAAAAGCACTTGCAGGCACAAGGGGATAAACTCAAATCTCAAATGAAAATGGCTCAGGATATGATGAAAACTCTTGGAACTGGCAAAACTGTAAAAAGTGGATTGGATAACGTAAAAAAAGAAACACAAGAAGCTAAAAAGAAAATAGATGATTTGAATAAAGCTAAAGAAGCAGTTGGAAAGTCGGTTAAGAATCCTCTTGGAAACGTGGCCAAAGGTGCTGACACTGCAATGAAAAAAGTTAAAGGACTTTTAAATAAAGTTCGTGACGGAGCATTGTATAAGGCGGGAAGTTTTATTACACAGGCTGGAATGGAAGCGTTGCAGGAATATGGACAAACTGATTATGAATTACGTGGTGCTTCCGCCAAAACAGGTGGATATGGTGTCGATTTAAAAGAGTATAGGCAACTAACTAAAAAAGTTGGAGGAGATACAAAATTTAATAACTTAGATGTTGCACAAGCTATTAATGCAGGAGCAACTTTAGGAATTAAAAAAGATGAAATGAAACAAATAATCCCAGCAGCTGCAAATTTAGCGCAAGCGTTTAATTCAGACATAACACCAGCTCTTGAAATGGTTAAAATGCACATGAATTCTTATCAATTATCTGCAAAAGAAGCTCAAAAAGTTACCGATATGATAGCTGTTACATCTAAAAATACAGCTGCTGATTTGCCTAGATTGGCAGAAGGATTTAAGTATGTTGGAGCGTCTGGGAAAGCATTAGGAGTACCGCTTGAAACAGTTTATGCGATGTTAGGTAAAATGAATGACAATGGATTGACAGGGTCAACAGCAGGTACTGGATTAAACCAAATGTTTGAAAGTTTGAAAGATTTTAAAAAACGTGGAAAACTTGAAGATTTAATTGGTAAGGTTACAGATGAAAAAGGTAATTTACAAGATATGGTTTCGATCGTTGAAAGATTAAAAGGTGTAACTGACAAAATGGGTAACGCGGATAAAGCTGGAGTATTAAAAGCTATATTCGGAGTACAAGGAGGTAGAGCCGCTAATACGCTATTGAACGGAAGTATAGAAGACTTAAAAAAGCTTCAAAACGAAATAAAAAATAGTAGTGGGGTAGCTAAGCAATTGAGTGATTTTATGATGCAAGGAAGTGCAGGGGCGGTTGAAACTTTAATGGGAACAATGTCAAGCACGTTTGCAGCGGTATTTGACTCATTAGAGCCTTTATTAGTTCCTGTTGCAGGGTTATTCATGGGAATAGCTGAAGCAATTGGACAGGTAGCAGAAAAAGCGCCTTGGCTATTGCAATTAGTTTCTATTTTGGGAGCTTTAGTAATTGGAGAAATGGTATTTAATAAAATGAAATCAAGCATTGGGCCTTTCATTTCTGGGATAAAAGAAGCTATTGAAAGTGTTAGCTTATTAAAAATAGTTCTTTACGGACTATTGGCGATTGGTTTAGTAGTTATATTTAATATGTTTAAGCAATGGCAAGATTATTTGCAACAAAATGCTGACGTAAACAAAGTGTGGACGGCTACATTGCAAAGTTTAGGAAGTGCATTAGGAGCAATCAGCGACTTGATAATGGCTGTTGTAGGTGCATTATTTGGATTTAGTACAAAATCAGAAGATGCAAAAGATAAAACACAAATTTGGGGAATGACAGCTGATGAAGTTAAGCAAAAACTAGAATCTTTCAAAGAAAAAGTTGATGCATTTGCTCAAAAAGTGCAAGAGATGACTAAATGGGTAGAGCAAAATAAAGAAACAGTGAGACTTTGGGGAACTGTATTTTTAGGATTAGCAGCTGGAATTGGAATTTTATGGGCTTTAGTTGCAGCGCAATCAGCATTTAATGCAGTTGCAGCCTTAAATCCGTATGTTTTAATTGCAACAGCTATAATTGCAGCAATAATGGCAATAGTAGCTGTGATAATGTATTTGTGGAACACAAACGAAGGATTCAGGAATGCGATAACAACAGCTTGGAATGCAATTGCTCAATGCTGGTCTTTTGTAAGTTCTGTATTTTCAGGAATGGTAGGTGGCATTATTAATTGGATGACACAATTGTGGGCACAAAGCGAAGTGTTTAGGGAACTTATAACTACCACTTGGAACCTTATTGCAGCGATTTTTCAATTGGTCGGAGCTATAATTAGCGGAATTGTTATGGCAATTATTAATGCTGTATCGAGTTTTATTGGAGCGATAATAAATGCTTATAATACAAATTCAACTTTTCATGCAGTTGTGTCAGCTGCTTGGAGCGCAATAGGGGCGTTAATCCCTGCTGTAATTGGAATGATAGTTGGAGGCCCAGTTGGAATGTTTATAGGTGCATTAGTAAGTTTGTATACCCACAATCAAACTGCAAGAAATTTAATAAATGCAGCATGGAATGCAATCAAAGCAGCTGTATCATCAGCAATATCAGCGATAATAAGTAGGATTCAATCCGCCATATCTGCCATGCAAGGGTTAATAAATGCTTTCCAATCGGCTAGTAAATTAGATTGGGGAGGGATAAAAGCTGGTGGAGCACAATTCGTAGGAGGAGTTAAAGGGATTGTCACAGGTAAACATGCAGTAGGAACTAATAATTTCCAAGCACAAGGTGGTGGGGGAATGACTACTATCGATGAGCATGGAGATGAAGCTATTTGGTTGCCAAACGGCTCAATGGTTGCAAGAAACACAACAACTAACGATATGTTAAACAATTTAAAGTCTATTAAAGCTAATACTCGTGGTGGACTGAAAGACAGTGAAACAGTTGTTACAAATAATAATCATTTTGTATTTAATGTTAATGGAAATGATGAAACACTAAACGAATTAAAAAATGAACTTGAAAAATTAGGAATAGTTTAGGAGGTATAGAATGCAAGTATTAGATTTTTTAAAAAAAGCAATTGCAGGATTTGAAGCACAAAAAGATAGACTTGAAAAAATGTATTTAAAATATTTTGGCATAAAACCTAATGGATTTTTAGGTACTATACCTCTTTTAGTAATTTCGACCGATTATAGTCAAGATAATGAAATAACAGGCTACAAATCGTATTTAAAAGATAATTTTAATGAAAATATGTTTGTAAATCCATATACATTAAAAATTGAGGTAATTTTACACGGCAAAGAGTGGAAAGATGAACTTGAGAAATTAGTTAAAGAATCCAAAAAAAGAAATTATACAACATTTATGTATACTAAATTCGACAAGGTTTATGCTCCGCTCGCAATAACTAGTGTCAGTTACTCGGAAAATTATCAAAATTACACTAGCATAAAAGTTTCAATAAATTTAAAAGAAGTAAACTTGTTAAAATTTACTACAACTGACGGAAAGACTACAACGAGTGCTTATGATCCAGAGACTAATACCCAAAATCGAGAAATGTCTGAAGTTTCGATGAGCGAATCAATGAAAGGTGGACTTGGAGATGATCCTAGAACAGGAGATATTAAAGCATGAGAAAATTATATAGTCTTGATATTTTATATAAGAAAAATAAAAAAAGTAGTTACAGAATTTTATTAGACGATGGAGAAAAAACGTTGTTAGTTACATTGGAAATTTACAATATAAAAGAACTTTGGTATTTAGATGTAAAGACTGATAACGAAAATTTACATATGGGTCAAAGAATTAATGCATACGAAGATTTGTTCTTATTGTGCAGAAGACGATATAAAGAATTTCCAAATGTCAAAATGATAGCTTTGCCAATCAATTTAAATGGCTTTGATGTTGAGTTTACAACAGAAACAGCTGGAATATTACAGGATATTATGGTGGTGGTTTAATGGCTGAGAACATAGAAAATACAGAAAATAACGGAGTAAATGATAATTACTATATTTTGTGGGACAGATATGCAAAAGTAACTTTTAAAGTAAAAAATGGAGATGAAACAGAGGAAATTGAATTTGAAAGATTTCAAGTTGAAAATGGAGTTGACTATTCGCCGGATTTCGAGATACAAACTGAATTTGATATAACAGAAAGCACTAATATTGCTAAAATTGTTATTTATAATTTAACAGATGAAATGATTAAAAAATTAAAAAAAGGTGTCGAAGTAGTTATTGAAGCTGGGTATTGGAATGATGGAGTAAATAAAGATATTGGTGTTATCTATAAAGGGATTATCGAGAGTTTGAAAGGGAGCTGGAACAATGCTGACAAGAAATTTGAGATAACTTGTAATACTTATAATGATGAATACAAGGATACAAAAATAAATCTTAAAACTGGAAAAGGGACAAAAGCTAGCACAATAATAAAATTAATTTTATCAAAATTGGATAAATTAAAAGCTGGGACAATAGAGCTTGGTAAGGATATTGATTATAAAGACGGAAAAACAATGCATAACAACGTAAAACACATCTTTAAAGAAATAGCAAAAGATACTAAAAGTGTTTTTTTTATAACAAATGGAGTTGTCACTTTTCAACCACGAGATAAGATAAATAGAGGTATTTTAGAATTTGATCCGAATCGATTTCAAGATGTAAAAGAAAATGACGGTACTTATACATTGAAAAGTATATTTGATCATAGATTTCAAGAAGGTTTTAAGATTAATTTAGATTTAAAAAAGGAATTTGAGCAACTTGAAATTAAAGGAGAGTATCTTATCACAAAAGGTAAGCACGTTATTAATTTTAAAAGCGATGCATATACAGAGTTGGAAATAAAAACTAAATTTGATGATGAAGAAGCTAAGAAAGCTAATGAAATCGAAATTGTTTCTGGAAAAAAAGGGAAAAATGAGAAAGCATCTAAAAATAAAAAGAAAAAAGCAAAAGAAAAAGACGATAAAAAGAGTAAGAAAAATGAAAAAAATACTAAAAAAACAAGCAAAAAAGAAAACGAGGTTAAAAAATCTAATAACACAGAAACTAAAAAAACTACTACAAAAAGTAGCGGAAAAAAAAAGAAAAAGACTGGGATAGAATAGTGAGAACATATGGAGTAGGAGGTAAAAAGTGAGAAAAAAAACAGTAGGAGATCATATAGAATCAATGATAAGTGGAAGATTTGATAATTTGAATACTTTTGCAATAGCTAAAATTGTTGAAGTAGATAACTCTAACATGAGCTGTAGTATACAAATGTTAGATATTCCTGAACTTTTTGGCACACGTGATGAAGTTGAAATAATTGAAAATGTTCCAATTGCTCCGATTTTTTGGGGGTGTAAATGCAAAGTAAATGCTCCATTGGCTGCGAATGATAAGGTTTTAGTAGCTTTTTGCCAACATGATACATTTAATGCAAGAAACGCTTCTGAACCTTGCGAGCCGAACTCTAGTGCAAAATTTGATATAAATAATGCCGTTGTAGTTGGACAAATAACAAGTGATGCAGAAAAGAACATATCTAACGACTTCTATATCACTTATGGTGGAACGCTTGTAACAATAAATGATAGCGGCATCAATATAAAAGGTGGTTCAATCAGTATAAGTGGGCCTGTTAAAGTTGACGGAAGTTTAGAAGTGAGTGGAGACGCTACAATTGGTGGAAAGTCATTCTTAAATCATACAAACGGCGGATTACCATTGGATTAGGAGGATATCATGGAGAGTGTGGAAAGTTGGCTAACAGAAAAAAATGACGATAAAGAAATAGATATTGCAATTGGAAAAAATATTATATTAAGTTCAGAATTAGAAAAAATAAGATTGCGGTTGGAAAATAAATTGAGGTTATTTTTTAATGAGTGGTTTTTACACAAAAATGAAGGTATTTATTGGCTTAAAAGAAATGAAAATAATGGACAAATAGGAAATTTGTTAGAAAAATTTAATATAGAGGCCCAAGTCAAAGAAACTATTTTGTCGGATGAAGATGTGGCAGAAATAACAAAGTTCAAAAGTGATTTTGAAAATAGAAATGGAAACTATAATTTTAAAGTGGAAATGTTATTGAAAAATGGAAAGACTTTATCATTTTAGAAAGGAGGAATAATGGATTTTGGAGTAACAGAAAAGGGATTTGTGTTAAAAAGTTTTACAGATATTATGAAAGATATAGAAAATAGGTACAAAGCAAGGTTACAAGATAATAATTATATTTTAGATTTTAATACTCCAGAAGGGATTCATTCTGAAGCTATAGGTTATGAACTATCGCAAATATGGGAAGAATTGCTCGAATTTAATAATCAAATGAATCTAAATACAGCAACAGGGATATACTTAGATTTCTTTGGAACTTTACTGAGAACTCCACGGAAAGCAGGGGCTTATGCAACCGGACAGGTTAAAATAATAGGAGAAAAGAATAGAGTTATACCAGCACAAACAATTGTTAAATATGCTGAAAAAGAATACAGACTATTATCAAACGTTACGTTGGATAAATTGGATAACAATGAGTACTATGGAATAGGATTTATTCAGGCTCTTGAAATCGGAGAAGAAAGCAATATCACAAGTGATGTTACTTTTACGACTGAATATGAAGGAGTTGCTAAAATTACAAATGATGCGGATGTAACTGGTGGTGCAAATAATGAGAGTGATAGTCTTTATAGGGAAAGACTTAAAAGAAAGGAAACAGTTGAACAAACCGCTACACATGCAGCATTATATAACGGATTAATGGCTTTGGAAAATATTAAAAATGTGTTGATATTAGATCCTGAGACCGAGCCAGCTACTGAAGCTGGAACAGTTAAAATATTTTTAGAAGGAACACCAGACAACAAAATTTTTGAAACTATTCTGGATTTGAAAGCGGACGGAATATTAACTCTTGCAGATTCTAATGCACAAACTTTTGAAAAAAAAATAAAAAGAGGTGTATTTGAAAGAAAAATAATATATAACATCATAAAATACAGTACGTTATTAATAAAAGTTGAAGTTTTGGAAACAAAAAATTTAGATGAAAAAGATAGTCGTTGGACAAAACAAATACAACAGGAAATTTTAAATTATATTAATAATCTAAAAACAGGAGAATCTATTAGTTATTTAAAGACATATTCAGAAGTGTTAGGAATTGACGATATAAGAAAAATAAATCTAAAAATGGGATTAACAGAATCCGATGTTTCAATACAAAATTTCGACAAAATATTTACAGTCCCGGTTGGTCAAAAATTTCAAATCAATGAAAATAATATCGAGGTAACTTATGTTTAAGAATAGCGAAGAGTATACGGATAAAATAATAAGTAGATTTCCACATATGTACAGAAGAGACAGGGGAAGCAATAATTATTTTTTGTTAAATTTATATTTAGAAGAAATAAGACAAGCAAGTAAAGGAATACATGAACTTTTGAAATCTTTAAACATTATGGAGGCAGAAGGTTATGTATTGGACAAATTTGGAACATCTTTTAATTTGAAAAGGGACACGAATGAAAATGATGAAAATTATAGAAAAAGAATACTTGCGGAAATTTCAAGGAAAAGTAAAAACGCAACTTTTGAAACAATCTTAAATGTACTCAAGATTATAATTGAAAATTACGAGCAGAATATATTTATTTTTAAAGAAGGGATTATAAAAGATAGAGTTAAAAATATAGATTTTAAAGTTAAAAATGGAAGTTTTAAAGGAAAATCTGAAACGCAGTTTTACAAAGAAAAAGCAGGAAGCATTTACATTATATTGAATAAGAGACTGTCTGCATATATAAAAAAGAGCATCTTGAATATTTTGCTTGAAATAAGAGCGAAAGGTGTGGAAATAACTGTTGATTTTAAATATAAAGTGCAAACAGCTAATTATATTTCAAATGGGGCCTTTGTTGGAGTGAAAAGAATTTTAAAAATAGAGGATAGCTTTTATGATGAGATTTTGCAACAAAAAAGTTATGAGAGTAATTTAGCAAGAATAAATGTAATAACACAAGAAGGAGTAAGATAGATGTTAAAAAAAATAAAGGATTGGATAGGAACGAATTTGGATGTTTACAAAGTTGAAACCGCAAATGATGTTGGTGCTGGATTAGTTAGGCATATTTGGAAAGGTGAAGAAACAGCAACTCAAGTTGGGACAACATTGTCAGCACAAGTCATGAATGATTTACAAAAAGGGTTGGTGCATACTCTAGATACAATTAGAACTGTTGGAACTAACAAAGATATCTACGAAGTTGCATTGACTGGAATCGAAGAATTTGGTGTATTTGACGGATTAAAATTGTTAATTAGAATTGATGGAGAAAATCAGTTTGAGGATGTTTTTTTAAAATTAGGTGGTGCAGAATATCAGATCTATCAATTAAAAAATAATATATTAGATAAGATTGACAAAGGGATTTTGAAAGACAAAAAGGAATATTTGCTCAACTTCAAAAACAATTCTTTTGTTTTATCAGATAGCACTTTGTACGGATCACAAAAAGGAACGGCATTGGAAGGAAATCGGTTAGCTGAAATATTAGGACTAGAATTTGGTGGAAACATACAGGACATCGGCAATAAAACGAAAGGTAAGTTTTATTATGATAATGTTACAAAATTCTATTACGAATGTATTGAAGACAACAGTCTGACATACAACGACAGTGGAAAATTTAGGGCTATTTCTAATAAGCCACTTTCGGACAAAGTGGAAAATTTACACAAAATGGGAAATAATTATATTGAATTTCCAGACGGTCTAATAATTCAGTGGGGAGAAAACTATTTTGAAGGACTTTCGAGTACTCCTGGGGCAACTCTTAATAAAAATATTAGCTTCTCAAAAACTTTTAAACAAAGATGTTTAAATGTGCAAGTTTCTGGAAATTACAATTACTCAGATGAAAGTCTAGAAGCAATTTTAAATTCGTCTTCTTTGAACAAAAGTGGCTTTACTCTGCAAGTTATGAGGCAACGTGGTGGAGGTGGAGACAAAGGTGGATTTTTCTGGACTGCAATCGGGTATTAAAATTTTTAAAGAAGCAAGAAAATTAAGGAGGGAAATATAAATGAATGTTGTAATTTATGACAAAAAAAGTCTTGAGATAATAGCGAGACCAACAATCACAAATTTGGAAGAATTTAAGAATAATCCAGCTATATTTTATCCAGACTGGAACGCTGAAAAGCATATATGGAATGAGACAGAGTATCAAAACCCAGTTTTAGAAAACGGAGATTTGAGGGAGGCGACAAAAGAGGAATTGCACAAGGCTGGGAAATATACTTTAGCGGAAAATGAACTGATAGAAAATGAAAAAATCAAGACAGTTGAATTATCCGAATTTGAATATATAGAAAACAATCAGATAAAGTATAGAAAAGAAGAAAAGATTGAGAAATTGAAACAGGATCTTTACGAATTAAGAATCGAGAGGGAGAAGAAGCCTTTTGCGTTTGAAGTGAATGGTGAAAGATACCTGCAGCATAACAGAACAATAGACCAGTCCAACATAACCAAGATACTGTTCAGCCTAGTTCTCAGCTTTATTCTCGGATTAATGGGGAAAATAGCGAAAGGGCAGAAACCGGATTTCTCACAAGTTATGACTGACTTAATGTCGACAGAGTACAGCAACTGGAAATTCTACACAGAGGACGGATCAGAAAAATATGTAAATGTAAGTGTTCAGAAATTCATAGAAATGTCTGAAATAATGAGAAAGCATACGACAGCCTCGATGGTTGCTGAAACAGCATTGTCACATAGCTTAGAAAATAAAACGGCTGAGGAACTGAAAAAGTTTAATGCCGAAGCTGAATACAATAAACTTTTCGAAAATGAAATAAAGCAAGGTTAGGAGGTGTTTTATGAATCTCGAAAAAGGTAAATTATACATATCATTTCACAAGCCAAAAAGCCTGATCGGATTTCTAATATCATTAAGGACATTAGGGAAATATAGTCATTGTGAGTTTATCTATAACGACTATGTGTATCTTAGCAATCCAGGAGGGGTACGTATAAAGCCTTTTGTCTATAAAGAAAATATGGATATTTTTGAACTAGATAGCCACATTGAGATTCCAATTGTGCTGGAAGAGTTTAAAAAATTAAAAGGCAAGGGCTATGATTATAGTGCAATATTCTTTAGTCAATTGCTAGAGCTGGGAATTGAGCATAAGGACAGATACTTCTGTTCGGAGTTGTGCCTGCATCTAATTAACAAGGGACTGGACGAGAGCCTGACGTACAATTTAAAGAGATTAAAGGCTAGCGAGTTTAGTCCAGCCAAATTATATAGATATTTAAAAGATATGGAATTACTAGGAAGAAAGGCGGAATGAAAATGGATATAAGGAATTTAATTGGAATTGAAATTATGAAGCAAGGAAAATTATTAAAAGTAACAGACGCTGCGTTTGAAGATGAAAATATTGTTTTAACAACTGAAACAGTAGAAAAAAATGTAAAAGAAACTAAAAAAGGAAGTGATTTAAATGGACAGATTTGAAAAAATATTTGATTATCTGCTGAAAGTTGAAGGCGGATATTCTGATGACAAGTACGACAAAGGTGGAAAAACAAAATACGGAATAACTGAAGAAGATGCAAGAGAGTTTGGATATAAGGGAAATATGCAGGACTTGACAAAAGATTTTGCAAAGAATATTTATCTGAAGAAATATTACTTAGGGAACAATCTGGATAAAGTTGCAAATGATAAAGTAGCACTATCTATATGCGACTGGGCTGTGAATAGTGGCAAAAATGGAATCAAAAACGCACAGGTTGCAATAAATCAGCTTACAAATGCAAATCTTGATGTAGACGGAATAATTGGAAACAAAACATTGGAAGCATTGAATGCAGCAGATCCTGAAAAATTTTTGGAAGTTTATCATAACTTGCAGAGAATTTATTACAGAAGCAAGGTTGAAAGTGACAAGACTCAAAAAGAATTTTTGGTAGGTTGGCTAAATAGAGTTCAGAGAAAGGAGGAATATTTCAAAGATTGGGACAAGGAAAATACAGCAACAGAGAATAAAACGTATTCTTTCAGCCAAGAAAGTTTGGATAAAATGAAAAAAGTACATCCAAAGTTAGTCGAAGTTATAAAAGCTGCAATCGTGGGTAGTCCTTTTGATTTTAGAATAACAGCAGGAGCAAGAACGGCTGAAGAACAGTTTGCTTTGTATCAAATTGGAAGAAGTAAGCCAGGAAGAATTGTAACAAATTGTGATGGGAAAAGAGCCAAATCAAATCATCAAATCAAAGCCGACGGATATGGACACGCAGTTGATATATTCCCTTGTGGAATTATCGAAAATGGAGAATACAGAAAATTCACATCCGCTGAGGGATATGATGATAAAAAATTAAAATTAATAGCGGATCACATTTTGACGGTAGCAAAAAGTAAAAATATTAATATTGAATGGGGTGGAAACTGGAAAATGAATGACACACCACATTTTGAACTGAAGTAATCCAAAAATGGCTCTGATATGAGCCGAATTTGAATGTTAAAAATAACTTTGGTATAAATTATTGCCTAGTGAGTTAAAACTGATTATAGGGCTTTCTAGGCGGCTTAGAATTGATATTAAGAAAAATAACAAAATAGGAGTGTAAAAATGGACGATTATAAATCAAGATTAAGAAAAGAACTGGAAGATTTGAATTTTAAAATTGAAAAATTGAATAATTTCATTGAAAAAAATGATATTTTTAAAATAATAGATTTGGAAGAACAAGAATTGTTGAAAGAACAAAGAGGAATAATGAATAAATATGCAAATATTTTAAGAAAAAGAATAAAATAGGAGATGATAAAATGGATAAATTAGCAGCAAAAATATATTTAACAGGTAAAATTTTAGAATTAGGAAAGACTTTAATCTATAAAACAGAAATAGTTGCAAAAGGAAAAGCTGGAGCAGAAAAATTTAAGCAGGTGTATGAAGGCTTCTGGGATAAACTGGAGGAACTATTAAAAAAAGAAAAATCAATTGATAGAAAATGGATTCCTGACTTTGCAGAAGAAATTGGTGAAGAAGTTCTGACAGAAGTCTTAAAGGAAGCTAGAAAAACATTTGACTTAAAAGTTATATTGCAGCAAATTTTTGATGAGGAAAAAGCAGGGAACAAAAACATATTATAGGAGCATAAATGATTGAAGACTTAAAAATAATAATTGACAATCACGGACTTTTCTTGATCTTATTTTTTAGTGGAGTGTTATTTGGTGTAGTGGCTCAAAAAATGGTTGACAACAAGCCTGTCAAGCCGTATATGAAAAGGATAGCGGTTGCTGGAATGACTATGTCTATAACATTATCTTTAAATAAAATAATTGGGCATTTGTCGGCAGAATATCTATATCCGTGGAGTCCAGTTATTGGATTTTTTGGAGAAGCGATTCTGGAAACAATAAATCAAAAAAGATATGGAATCAGTACAGGATTTTTGGAGCTGCTGCTTGAAAGGCTTGGATTTGTAAAAAAGGATAAGGGTGATGATAATGGAAAAACATCGCAGAAGTAGAAAACTGGCATTTTTAATGTTAGCACTTATATTTTTAAATTCAGTTCTAACATTGAAGTTAAGAAGCTATCAAAGACGGCAAAATTTGGATTTATTAAGAAGCAGATTAAGAAATGAGAGCAATAGAGAGATTTTTGACAGCATAGAAAAGAAGTCGAAGACAGAGGATATGCTGCTATTAATCGGAACAAATATAGTGGCATTAATAATTATAGCTGGATTTGACAGGCAAAGAATAATTGATGAGAATAAAGATAAAGAAAGAGCTGTCAAAGTGTTTGGGAGATAGTTAGAAATGGCTATCTTTTTTTGTGAATAAAAAAGTCACAATATTTTTTAAATATATTGACAAAAAATAGCCGTTTTGCTATGGAGTAATGGCATTATCAGATAATATTTCTGATTTTGAAAAAAATTTTAAAAAGGCTTTTGCAATTGAATTAGAAAGGAAGAAAAAAGATACAGAATTTAAAAAAAAACAAAATGAGAGCCTTTAATGGCTCTTATTCTTTTTCTATATTCTTAATAGCTGTTTCAATTTTTATTTTCAAAATTTTCAAATCCTGAATTTTCATTTCTTCCAGCTCTATAATTTTAATTTGTTTCAAATTTTGAATATCTTTTTCAGAAAGGTTTGTTATTTTTAAATTTTTCATTTTAACTCCGTTGTATTTTCAAGTTATCTGTGATAAAATGAAAATGTAATATGTGATTTATAACTCTAGCAATACTGCGAATATTGTTAGAGTTTTTTGGTGCAAAATTACAATATACGCACAATATACAAATAAAACAAGAAATATTGATTTTATAGGCATTTGAATACTGTTAAAAATTCACAAAAAGATAATTGTATTATTTTATACACCCTTGGAAACACTGGTTTTCAGGGGTTTTTATTTTGGAAAAAGTATGGAAAAGTATAGAAATGTATGTCTACAATATACAAAATACTATATTTTTTCTTATTTAAATTTTCAAGAGTTTATATATAATTATAATTAGTTTTATCCGTCTTTTTTTGTTTATTTCATACTAAACCACATTTTACTGTTTTTCTTATGTTTTTTCTTTATTTTTCGCAGAATTTCTCCTTGCTGCAAATCCTCATCCTGCAGTAAAGGTTTATCCTGATAATTAAAATTGTGGC